AATATTTCAGGAACATATTGGCTATACCCCTGCAAAAAAATTTTGCTGCTTTGTTGTATATATATATGCCACTGACATATACGGACCAAAAATACAAGGCTTGCTAACAATACTAAAATTTACACAAAAAAAGAGGTGCATCCAATCTAGGAAACACCCCCTTAGTTTATTTTTAGCAATTTGTGCATAGTAAAATTATTTTTTAAAATGCGGCTTACTAAACTTTTTTCTTTTTCTTACCTCCACGACGAAGCTTTTTTAAATCGGCAGTAGTTATCTTGTTTCTTGGAGGAGCAACACGCGCCAGTCTTTTTTGTTTTGAAGTTAATTTTTTATTAGGCATAGTTACATACACACATCGTCATATAAAACATTCTTTGATCTACGATAGTTGTTCAGAGTTGCAGCATCAGCAGATGTTTCTTGTTTAAGAATAGAAAGCATCGATGATATTTTAGACACAGTAGTGCTACGATTAGAAAAAAATGTCTGTAAAAAATTATCTGCTCTTTCTAGCATCTATATATACTCTCCATAAACTCTTTGCAACAGTTATTAGAACTTTATTTTTGTTTTTCTTTTTGTTTCTTTTCTAACAGTTTTAAGTTACTGCTCTTTAGTGTCTCTATAGAGTATATTATAACAGATAAAAAACAATATTCAACAATAAAAAATTAAAAAAATAAAAAAAGTTTTAGAGTGTTGCATTTATGCAACTATGCTACCCTTGTTGTCTCTATTAGAAGCGGGTGTTAAAATTACACTTTGTTGTCCTACTGTAGGAGTGTCTGTCATGGAAGAAGTTAAATACTGTACGAATAAAGACTATTGTACTTGTGGTAAGGATGATGTATCTATAGATAATAATATATGCAATTGTAAATGTTGTAGAGAAGAAAGATCATCTGAACAAGAAGGAAATTAGTATGTGGAAGATAGTAGTTTTTATGGTTATGGGTATTACCGCAGATCAAGATATATATCCACTAACAAGCAATGAAGTTGATGCTATGGTTATTACTCACTATAATGGAAAGCCATTAGATTTTAAGACACAAGAAAAATGTTATGCACATATGTGGGAAAATATAGAAGCTATAAAAGAATATGCTTCATCAAGGTTTGAAGGTAAACCAGTAAGACAAATTATTTGCTCACAACAAACACAAATATAAAATGTCAGATTACCCAGAAGAAGAAGAAAAGCTAACCGCTGGTCAGGAAGAGGCTAGACAAGAGCAAGAGTTTAAGTATGCTACACTTCTTCAAGTAAGAAATAATTTACAAGAGTTAGTATCTCAGAAGTGTAGAAAAGATTTTCTTACATTTGTGAGAATGGTAGCGCCTACCCTGATATCTGATTGGGAAATGGGTAAGCATATAGAAGTTATATCAGACAAACTGCAGAAGGTAGTAGAAGGAAAGATAAAACGCCTTATGGTGTTTCTTCCTCCGCGTAGCAGTAAATCAGTAATATGTTCCAAGTTATTTCCTGCATGGTACATAGGTAAAAATCCTAATCACGAAATACTTACAGTCAGTCACTCAGATCAACTATCCAGTGACTTTGGCAGATCAGTCAGAGATATCGTAGGAACAGAAGAATTTATGGATATGTTTCCTGGGGTGAATCTTAGACAAGA